TTCTGGTGGAACCACAACAAAAGTATTTAATGGGCTAACCGCCAAAGTTATTCAACATGAGATGGATCATATTGATGGACTGTTATTTTATAATAGAGCCAACAAATATCATCGTGATAAAGCACTGAAAGGAAGAAGATAATGCCTGCAATCATTGAAAACGATAAAGTTGTTGGTATTCAAATTGATGATTACCTTGTTCATTTTGTTGGTGATGAATTTTTAAAAGAAGATGCTGATGGTAACCTTTACATTGTGACAGACATTTATAAATTAGATCCAGTCTCAAAGGAAAAAGTAAAAGTTGAAGAATCAGAAGTTACTCCAGAATTAGAATCAAAAATAAATGCCTGGATTAATTCAGCCCTCGAACAAGCTATTGAACGTGAAAAAGGACATAAGCCAAATGAGTAAGATTAAAGTAGCAGAACTATTCTATTCATTGCAAGGAGAAGGTCAGTATCTTGGAACACCTAGTATCTTCCTACGAGTATTTGGATGCAATTTTCAATGTGCTGGGTTTTCTATGCCTCGCGGGTTACTTTCTGATGAGAGACTCGCTATTGATCCTAAAAAGTATAGCACTTATGATAGCCTTCCTCTCGTTCATACTGGCTGCGATAGTTATGCAAGTTGGGATGTAAGGTTCAAACATCTATCACCAATGCTTGAAGTATCTGCTATTGTTGATCGTATTCAAGAATTGTTGCCTGGTGGTAAATTCAGTGAAGATAAGCATTTGATTCTCACGGGTGGTGAACCATTACTCGGATGGCAAAAGTCTTACATTGATTTGTTTGAGGAGATGGGTCGTCGTGATATGAATCTCACACACATCACATTTGAGACAAATGGTACACAACCACTTCGTCAAGATTTGATTGATTGGTTTAGATTCAATAATGTATTTCCTGCCTTACATGTGACATTTTCAGTATCGTCTAAATTACCATCCTCAGGTGAAGCATGGGAAGATGCAATTAAACCTGAAATTGTAAATTCTTATTTTGGTAATAGCAACCTTACATACTTTAAATGGGTTGTCTCTAATGAAGATGATTATCAGGATGTTGTAAGAGCCGTTGAGGAGTATGGTAAGGTATTGCCTATGACTCATGTTCCTGTATACTTGATGCCGGCTGGTGGCACCACAATGCATTATAATGAGAATGAAAAGTGGGTTGCTGATCTTTGTATGAAGCATGCCTGGAGATATACACCTCGCTTGCAGGTTCAGTTATGGAAGAATGCCTGGGGAACATGATGAGAAAGAGTTCTGAGATTATTAATGATCATGTCAAGACTTTAGAAGAGATGATTGACATTATGGATGATTTGTGGGAAGCTGAAAGACAAGGTAAGTGGCGTCAATCTCAGGACATTCGAGCACAACTACAAAATGCAAAAATGATGTATAAAGATTATCTTGATGAGTATATTGATCGTCGCATTGAGACATATTGTAGATTAAACGGTATACAACGAATTAAATTTCAAGATTTTGAAGAGCAGAGAGGTGACATTATATGAAGTTTGTCACAGTAATGGATATGTGGCTTTTGATAATGAATGGTATCCTACTTGGTGCCATTCTTTACTATGGTCGCAAATTGATTAGTCTTGTTGCAAGAGCAACAACAAAACAAGATGAAAACACGGCCACTGATGAACGTAAAAGAATTGTTAAAATGATTGAAAATGAGTTGAATATGTTTAAACAAGCTCATACAATGGGTGATGATTCAGCAAAGGCCGTTGTTGATGAGATTGAACTTATATTAAATTTAATTAGGGAAAAGAAGCAATGATGCAACCTAGAGTGTACAAATACGTTAGTACAAAAGAATATATTGATGCATTCCCTTGTGCATATCGTCAGTGGCGTGCAGATAGCCACTGTAATCAGATTCATGGTTATTCGTTCTCAATGAAATTTTATTTTGGAACGGATAACCTTGATGTCCGTAATTGGGCTGCTGATTATGGTGGTCTAAAGGAATTGAAGAAAGAATTAGAAAATCAATTTGATCATACACTACTTGTTGCATCAGATGATCCTGAGTTTGAAACATACAAGTTGCTTGAAAGCAAAGGCCTTGCAAAGCTTACAGTGTTGCCTAAATTAGGTTGCGAAAGTCTTGCAGATATGTTATATAAGTATGTTAATGGTGTATACATTCCAGACATGTGGGGTCCGGGCGAGGCTGAGCGCTTGTGGTGTTATCGTGTAGAGGTTCGCGAGACACAAGCAAATATGGCATTCCGTGAAGGTCACCGTGAATGGAATGAGGATCTCTTTGAATGAGGTTGATTGAAGCAATGAGTAAGACAAAAGAAATTGCCAAGAGACGACTCGATGTCATCAATAAAATTGTTACGGTTGGTGAAGGCGATAAGCAAGAAAGATGGAATGTTGAAATACCAATAGAAGGAATAAATATGTCAAAACCAATCTCGGAACAGATTATTGAGAGGATTAAAAAAGATGATGCTCGCTTTCATGCCAATGATAATATTAGCAAATACATTTATCATGATGAGCGTGATGCACTCATCGATGAATTAGAGATCAAGTTTGATGGGGTTCTTCGTTCTCTTGTTATCGATGTCGATACTGATCCTAACAGCCGAGGAACTGCGAGACGGTTGGCTAAGATGTATGTTAATGAGCTTATGTCTGGTCGTTATTTTGATGCTCCTGAAGTAACAGCATTTCCTAATGACGGTTCCCATGGAACAAAACCTTATCACGGGATGCTCGTTGTAAGAGCTGAGATTAAATCAATGTGTTCTCATCACCACCAGACAGTCTCTGGTGTCGTATACATTGGTGTCATTCCATCGGCAAAGGTTATTGGATTGAGCAAATACATTCGTATTGCTCAGCATTGTGCTCGTCGTGGAACCCTTCAGGAAGAATTGTGTGGTGATATTGCTAACGAGATCATGAAGGCAACTAGCTCAGAAAACGTTGCTGTATACATTGAGGCTAAGCATGGGTGTTGTGAGAATCGAGGAATTATGGCCTCTAACAGTACAACACAGACCTCAATAATGCATGGTCTTTTCTATACGCAGGCAGCTCGAGAAGAGTTCTTCAACAACATAAAAATGCAGAAATTCTCCTGCAATCCAGTTTAAAAAATATTAACCCGTTGAAACTCAACGGGTTTTTTTCTGTTGATTTAATTAAAAAAATAGGGTATATTAAAGATAATGAGTGATCAGAAAGGAAATAGAAATGGCTGCTCTTAATCTTGATACCATGGTTCAAAAAGTTTGGCAGGCTCCTAATGTTACGGAAAAGCGTCTGGCAGCTCGTGAGATGATCAATTATTCTCGTGCCAAGGCAGAGACAAAGGCAAAAGCCTTGCGTGATATTGAATCAATGTCCTCTACCGCAATTGATAGGTTTGTTACCAATTATTCATTCTCTGGCGCAGGCATGAAGGTGCGCTAATATGAATATTATACAAGTGGTTCAACCCGAAGAGATTCGGAAGACACTTTGGCCTGCCTTCAAGATTGATAACGGTACAAAGCATGGTCTCAATGGTATTAATGGTGGACTTGGTGAACAAGCCGCCATTGCCATGATTGAGAAAAAGTATCCAAACCTTTACAATACTGTTCTGGATCATTCCAATGATTGTATTGGTCAGTGGCAAGGTATTGATTTGACATTTATTGGTAGTGGAAAATTTCATACTGTTGACGTCAAGACCGGCAAGACTGGTCTGTATTGGAACAAAGAAAGAAAGTATTGGTATATCACCATTCGAGAAGATTTCTTTAATCATCCTCGAAAGACCAATTCTCATTTTATGCATGTTGGTCCAAAGAAAGATATCTTTGCCTGGTATGCAAAAAGAGACATGGAAGCATACATGCTCGATTATCCAAATTATTTCCATAAAACAGCATTTGGAACCATTCTAAAAAAAGAAAATTGGCCTGATTTTGTGGGCCATAATTTGGGTTGACATTTTTTTCAAATCATTTTATAATAAATATCTAATGAGGAGAGAAGATATGTTGACTGAGGCTCAAGTTAAAGCTCGTGCTGTAAAGGGTATGGACATCAAAAAGGTTGTTGATGATCCTGAATGGCAGTCTGTTCGCAAAAGTCTTATTGGTAATTGGATAAGCAATCATAAGCATAATGTGAAGACTCTCCGTGCTTATTTTAATAAGCATAAGGATAATCCTTTGGCTGTTCGTCGTGTTGTCAATGTACTGACAGGCTCGGTTCATAGAACGGGCAAGACAGCAGGTCAGAAGGAGACTAATGAATTGCGCAAGGATGTAAGGATTCATTGGCGCAATATGTTGGGTGAACCTTATGACAAAGATGATTATCGTTATAAGACGGGAGCAATATAATGACTGTCAATAAATTTAATATACATTGGCAACTCACAAGAGTTCAGGCAAAGAAAATGAAGACACCAGATGAGAAGATCTCTCATGTGATGTCTTTTTTGCATAAGCATCCAACAAAAGAAAATCATGGCCGTGTATTAAATTGGATGCGTATGACAGGTCTTGGATATAGTGGTGATACACGTGCTAAATTTAACAAACACGCGGATACTCTAGCTAATACAAAAGACAAATACAAAGAGTCTGAGCACGAAGGTTCAGGATCTCTTGAGCATGTCTCAACAAAAGATATCGAGGCTGTTCATAAGGATCTAAAGAATCGTAAGTATGGTTTTCAGATCAAGACAGTGCCAAAGGCTCATACAGAATACGTTAGCAAATTAGGAAGTGAGTTAGCTAAAAGGAAGAAGTGATATGGTCTATGTTATGTTGAAATCTTCTGGTGGTCAGGTTCTAAAAGATATTAAAATGGTCGCACCTCGTGGCTCTACCATTATTGATTTGGATACACCAATCCAATTAGATAAAGATCATCGGTTTGTTGTTTTGCGTAACAAGCGAATTGGTATCAATCGTTATCAGATCTTTATCAAGGATCTTGATGATGGTCGGGAATATCACACATTTAATTATGCGATTAGAAATAAATGGGAAATATTTGGCGATTGGCATACACCTGAATACATTGCAAAGCTATATAATAAGAAGGTTGATCCAGACGCCAACAAACCTCGCTCTCAACGTGCATCTTTTTGGAATATGAAATCGAGACCGGGATCTATTAACTATAAACAAAAAGAGAAAATGATAAATGCAGGGATTTAAAGAGTTCATATTTGAAGGTCCAAAAGATGCTGGTGGCAAGGATGTCTTTGTAAAAAAGATTGCACAGTCAGCTGGCACATCATATGAAAAGGCTGGAGCCATTGCAGCAGCAGCTGGTCGCAAGAGATTAGGTAAAGCTGAGTTTGATAGACGAGCTGCAGCAGGTCGAAGAGCCGCCGCAAAGGCTCATGCCAAAGGGCAAACATATAAGGGTTGATTTTTCAACCCTTTTTTGATATACTATATTTTTATTATGGAGATGTGACATGCCATTAGTCTCTCACGAGATGCCGCTGGATCTTATAATGGATCCAGGGTTTCATATTAATGATTACACATATGCTCTCTTGCATAAACTAATCGAAGATGAAAATTATTACAATGCAATTAAAGCAAATCGAGAGGATGGTCACGCCGTCTATCTCGATAATAGTTGTTATGAATTGGGTGCATCATTAGATAATAGGCTGCTTGCTAATTGGGTTTTTAGACTTAAACCAACTCTCTTTATGTTACCTGATGTGTTGGGTAACAAAGATGAGACCATCAAACGCAGTACAGAATTTCTTGAACAATATGGTGATGATCTATTGGATACGTCAATGGCGGTTATCCAAGGATCTACCTTTGATGAGATGGTAGAGTGTTACCGTTATTTTAGAGACTATAGATTTTGGCATGGTGGTAGTATTCGATACATTGCCATTCCATTTGTATTCTCTTGGGTAGACAAGGTTGTTCATCAGCAAGCAGCTGAGCGTATTAGATTGCTACGTCATCTTGATCATTACAAGATTGTTGATCTTAATCGCTGGCATCATTTGCTCGGAACATGGCAGGCATTTGAATTTGGCTTGTATCATGATTATAAATGGATCAAATCTATTGATACATCAAATCCTGTAATGGCGGCAATTGATGGTGTTCGATATGAAGAACATGGTCTATCAACAAAACCGTTGTCTACATTTGATAAAACATATAATATGAAAAAGAGTGACATTGATATGGATTTGTTGCATTATAATTGTAACGTGTTTCGTAGTATTGTGAATGGAGGTAGTGCTGATGTCTGAAGATAAGATCAATCCTAATCATTACAAAGGTAATGGTGGATTACAGGTCATCGATGCGATTGAGATCTTTGAATTGAATTTCTCTCGTGGTAATGCCGTGAAGTATATTGCTCGTGCTGGTAGAAAGTCAGAGCAAGGTTATGATGCGTTGACTAAAGAGATCGAAGATCTTGAGAAGGCAAAATGGTATATTGAGCGTGAGATTATGCGCGTTAAGGATCTCCGTGATGTTACTAACTGAGGCATTGACAAAACTACCTGATACAGATAAAAATGTTGTTACTGTTCTCTCAGGAGGTCTTGATTCAACAATTATGACCTATATTCTTGTTGAGAAGTATGGACGTGATCATGTCTATGCATTGACCTTTGATTATGGTCAGAAGCAGAGACATGAAATTGATATGGCAATCAAGACTTGTGTCCATCTTGGTATCAAACATAAGATTTTGGACCTTGCAATTCTTGGTGATATTGTAAAAGAGGTATCTGCAAATATTTCTGGAACGAATGTTGTAATGCCAACAATCAAAGATGTTCTTGGTGACCCACAGCCAAAGACATATGTTCCGTTTCGTAACATGATCTTGAATGCATTGGCATTCTCTTTTGCAGAATCTAATAAAGCATCTTATGTCTTTACTGGATTGCAGGTTCATGATGAGTATGGTTATTGGGATACCTCTCAACGCTTTGTTGATGCAATGAATAGTGTTGCAGCACAAAATAGAACACACAAAGTTGAATTGCTCGCACCATTTAGCTTGCTTTCTAAGAGTGATGAGATTAATATTGCCAAAGAGATTGGTCTTGATAAGGTAAGACTTGATTATACTCTTACATGTTATAATCCTGATGAGCAAGGTAAATCATGTGGAGTATGTCCGTCATGCTCTGAACGCATTGCCAATTTTATTAAATCAAATGTTCAGGACCCGATTCCATACAAGAATAATATTGATTGGGATCGGTTTATCAATTATAGGAATTGATCATGTGTTCTATTATCGGTAGTCATAACAAAGGTCGGATCAGAGAGTTAGCTGAACTCAATGCTTATAGAGGGCAGCACTCTCATTCTGTCTATGTTTTTAGCAAATATACAAATCAACTTTTGTATAATCATAAAGGTCTTGGTCCTCTCAATATTGATGATCATGACTTACCTGAGGGTTATATTATTTGTCATCAACAGGCTCCAACTACCGATAATAAAGATCTTAGTTCTGTTCATCCAGCACAAATTGGTGATGAGTTGTTATGGCACAATGGTATTATCAAGGCACATGAAATAAAAAGGTTACAAAATTATCTCGAGAGTAATATCTCATGGGATACTAAATTACTTTTACAATACCTTGTTAATGAAGATACTGAAGCATTGCATTGTATTGATGGAACTTTTAGTTGCGTATGGTATGATGGGTTTAACTTGATGTTATTTCGTAATGACATTAGCCCCATGTTCATCGATATGTATGCCAACATTTCATCCACCAAATTTGATGGAAGTAAGAGCGTATCTCCAAATAAAGTGTGGCTATTTAATAACACTGCACCTATTATTAATGAGATGCTCGAATTGTGTTCTACATTCGAGACTGTGGATAATCCCTATTTTGGATTGGATTTGTAATGACAAGCGAAACAGATGATAAATTAGATGTTCTGTATATGAATTTTTTAAAATTTACAGACGTCATGGCAGAAGAGTATAGTGCTCCTGCCATTGCTGGTGTTATGATGGCTCAGGCTATGACGCTCTATAGATCGATCCTATCTGAAGAAGATTATGATAGTCTTATTCACAACATTTATGAATCCCGAATGAAAGTTCAACCTTTTAATACAAGTAAACCAACATTGCAATAGGATATATTATGAAACATATTATGGGCCCAAATGCAGAATCTACTCTTACCAATGTAAGAGAAAAAGATATTCAACCAAATGCGGTTGATCTGCGTCTAGATAAAGTGCTAAAGCCAATTGCTGGCACACCTTTTATGATCACTGATGATATTAAGAATCATCGACCAACAATGGAATTGCAACCTGATCTCAATGGCATGTTTGAATTGATGCCTGGCATGTATGAGATTGTTATGGAAAACATTATTCATGTAGGTGAAAATGAAGCTGGTTGGGTTATCACTCGATCAACACTTAACCGCAACGGTTGTTACATTACAAGCGGTCTCTATGATTCTGGTTATCATGGAGTCATGGCAGGTGCTCTTCATGTAACATCGGGACCATTACACATCAAGAAAGGAACATGTGTCGGTCAATTCTTGTTGTTCAATTCTGAGGCGCTAAAAAAGTATGATGGCAGTTACGGGCTCGGTAAAGAGCACGATAAGAAATATGTTTAATTAAGGAGTTATTATGGAAATTCGAATTGAGATTGAAGAACTTCGTAAGCGTAAACTTTTTGTGGCAACCCCAATGTATGGTGGACAATGTCACGGCATGTTTACCCGAGCAATGTGTGACCTGACATCACTTTGTACTAAGTATGGTATTGAAATGAAATCATACTTCTTGTTCAATGAATCATTGATCACTCGCGCCCGTAACTATTGTGTTGATGAATTTATTCGTTCAGATTACACACACTTGCTATTCATTGACTCCGATATCGGATTCAATCCTCAAGACGTTCTTGCATTGCTTGCTTTGCAGACAGATGAATCCCCTTATGATATTATAGGTGCACCTTATCCTAAGAAGTGTATTACATGGGAAAAGATTAAGGCAGCTGTTGATAAGGGTGTCGCTGACGACAATCCAAATGTCTTGGAAGACTTTGTTGGTGACTTTGTGTTCAATCCAGTCATGGATCCAGGTGAACATTCCAAGTCAATTCGCCTTGATGAGCCAGCAGAGGTTCTTGAAATCGGAACAGGTTTCATGATGGTTCGTCGCAAGACATTTGATAAGTATCTTGAGGCATATCCAAATATCATGTATCGCCCTGATCATGTTCGCACAGAGGCATTTGATGGTACTCGTGAGATTGGTATGTACTTCCAGGCAGACATCGATCCTGAGTCTAAGCGATATCTCTCTGAGGATTACTGGTTCTGTCAGTATGCTCGCAAGGCAGGTCTCAAAGTTTGGTTTACTCCTTGGATGCATCTGCAACACTCCGGCTTCTATGTATTTGCCGGCAAGCTTCCAGCTCTTGCATCAATTGGTGCATCTGCAACAGCCGATGTTGAATTGCTCCGTAAGGGTCGCGAGAAGGAAAAGAAGTAATGAAGCTAAGCGAAAATACTATCAACATTCTAAAGAACTTTGCCAACATTAATCCATCGATCTTGGTTAAACCTGGCAATGTGATTCAGACTGTTGCTATTTCAAATGGCGGTATTTTTGCATCTGCAACTGTGGAGGAGTCATTTCCTCTGCAGTTTGCGATCTATAAACTTCCAGAATTTTTGGGAATCCTTTCTTTGTTTAAGGATCCCGAGGTTGAATTTACTAAGCATGCTATTCGTATTAGCCAAGGCAATCAGTATATCAACTATACAATGGCTGATGCATCAATGGTTGTTGCACCTCCTGAGGGCAAACAAATTTCATTGGCATCTGTTGATGTTGAGTTTGATATTACAGGTGATTCTATTCAGCGTTTGATCAAGGCTGCTGCTATTCTTCAATTACCAAACATCTGTGTGAAGGGTGATGGTGATAAGATTACAATTACAGCGACCGATGTGAAGACACCAACAGCTAATGAGTTCTCTTTGGATGTGGGCAAGACTGATAAGACATTTAATATGGTATTCATTGTCGACAACATTATTAAGTTGATTTCTAATGATTACAATGTTAAGATATCTTCTAGAGGCATTTCAAAGTTTGAAAACTTTGAAAACCACATCACCTACTTTATTGCCAATGAGGCAAGTTCCAACTTTAATAAAGGTTAATCATGTTGCGTGAAGAATTTCTCTGGGTTGAAAAGTATCGCCCTAAAAAGATCGAAGACTGCGTTCTCCCAGAAGATTTGAAACAAACATTCAAGGCATTCGTGGAGCAGAAAGAGATTCCAAATCTTCTGCTCTGCGGGGGTCCTGGAACAGGAAAGACAACCGTTGCTCGAGCCATGCTTGAGGAACTCGGATGTGATTATGTTGTTATCAATGGGAGTATGAATGGCAATATCGATACCTTGCGTAATGACATTCAACAGTTTGCCTCAACTATCTCTTTCTCTGGAGGTCGTAAGTACGTCATCCTTGACGAAGCGGATTACCTTAACGCAAACTCAACACAACCAGCTCTTAGAAATTTTATGGAAGAATTTAGCCGAAATTGCGGTTTCATACTCACCTGCAATTTTAAGAATAGAATCATCGAACCACTACATTCGCGTTGTTCCGTTATAGAGTTCAAGATCAGTAATGAAGACAAACCAGCATTGGCATCTAAATTTTTCAAGCGTGTCATAAATATTCTCAGTGCTGAGGGTATAACATATGACAAAGCTGTTGTTGCCGATCTTGTTTCTAAGCATATGCCTGATTATCGTCGGGTCATTAATGAGTTACAGAGATATTCGGTAAACGGTAAAATTGATACTGGTATCTTTGTCAATCTCTCAGAAGAAAATTTCAAGAGTCTGATCAAGCATCTGAAGGCTCGTAATTTCAATGATATGCGTCAATGGGTTGCAGAGAACATTGATAGCGATTGTACTGAGGTCTTTTCTAAATTGTATGACGCATCATATCAATATGTAAAGAAAGACTCCATCCCTCTTCTTGTTGTACTCTTGGCTGATTATCAATACAAGGATGCCTTTGTTGCCAACCATGAAATCAATATGGTTGCTGCTCTTGCTCAGATCATGTCTGATGTTGAGTTTGTATAATGAATAAGGGAAAATGGATTACATCACCTGTTGTCCATATCTGTAAGGGATGTGATCGAAAGATTGCAGCCGGTGTCACTCATCTCCAGGCACAATTTGCTATTCCTAAAGATGATAAAGTAACAACAGCTATCACAATCTATCTCTGTCAACAATGTATCAACGACTTTGAGACATATTCAAAGTCGGCAACCGAGATTGCAAATGACTCCCTTTGATTTTCTTAGTGCCATCAACCAATCAAAAAAAGATCTGATCCGCAGTTCTGATAATCCAGAATTGGCCGAAAGAGATTATAAACCATTTATCGTCAACAAGGGATTGTCCTACTTTGTTGATACAATTCTCTATGCAAATGAGATGAATACCCGTGCTTTCTTATCAAATAAACTACAAAATGACTATTTCCTAAATAGTATTAGGCCTGGTAAAAGGTTTTCTAAATGGCACAAAAAGGAAGAGAATCAAGAAATTGATTGTGTCAAAGAATACTACCAGGTCAATGATAAGCGGGCACAGGAGATATTAAAGATTTTATCACCTGAACAACTAAGCCTTATAAAAATAAGAATAATAAAAGGTGGTAATAGTAATGAACTTCGACCTAGGAAAACTGATTGAGGTTAGACTAAGAAATCCTGAGGATTTTCTAAAGATTAGAGAAACACTATCAAGAATTGGATTGGCTTCTAAAAAAGATAACACCCTCTACCAATCCTGCCATATCCTTCATAAACAAGGAAAGTATTATATAGTTCATTTTAAAGAACTGTTTATGCTTGATGGTAAAGAGGCATCATTTACTGAAGGCGATATTGCCAGAAGAAATAGAATAGTTGATTTGTTAGAAGAATGGGAATTGATTGAGATTGTCAACCCAGAAATGATAGATGAGCCTATTGCTCCAATCAACCAAATTAAAATTATACCTCACAAAGAAAAAAATAAATGGAATCTGGTTACCAAATATACAATAGGTAATCGCCATTAAAAAAAGCCCCGAAAGGGGCTTTTACTTTATGATTTACCGTGAACAGACATCTTACCATTATCACCGACATGATAAGCAGTAAACCTTGTTTTTGGATATTCTTTTTTTAATCCTAAAAACGCATTCAGGTTTGGTTTTGAATCATCATACATCTTGACATGGCTATAGGGATGTTTATCAAGATGCTGTCGAATAAATGTTAATTTTTTGTGTTCAGGTTTTTCAGAACCTGGAATGTTACCAGCACGATGAACATGTATCTTATCAATGTGATGAATACCATGCGCTTTAAGAGTTCCTAAAAATTTATGCTTATCATCAAAATCAGCTCGTGCAGTATTGATAACAGTTTTATTTTTAGGATTTCTTTTAGACATGGATTGTGCGGCGTTGATAGTTCTTATCATGCCTTTGATAGGATGTGATGTCTTTTTAAAAACATCAGAGCTTCTAAATTCGTGGTAATCATAATGATGTCCATGAGGCAGTTCATGTGTATTATATTCAGAAGGAGTCAACTTATGTGTTGTCTCCCCCTTAGAATTTTTTACATGAACCATTGCCTTCGAATGGACAAGAGTATCATCAACATCAAATACGTGTAGTGTAGATTTATTCTCTAACAGATATTCATTAAAAGATAACATTAGAAGTTTGGATACCTTTCACAAACACGACGATCACCAACATAGCGTCCATATACATCATACACAGGGCGGTATGAGCACTCAACGCGATATGATGGATCCTGTACATAAACAGGTGGGGCAGCATAAGATCGAGGCTGTGTGAGTCCATATAGGATTCCACCAGCAACCATTCCACCAACAAGAGGGGCAACCCAATTACCACCGCCACCACCATGGTGATAATGACGATGCTGGGCCTGAGCTGATACTGATGTAAGAATCAATGCAGATGCAATAAGAAATTTACGCATTTTTAGAGGCCTCCTTTTTGGCCTTGATACGGGTATAAGACCCTTTGCCTTTTTTAGCCATAACAATCCGTTGACGATACTTACGATCTTCAAGGGATTTGGCAGTCACAGAACGCATTTTCATGATAACCTCCTTGTATATTTATAAAATCTTCTATTTTCTTAATAAAATCAACCACTTTAATAAAGGAAAAAGGCTAATGATTTCAAAGACTTATAAGAAAATTATAACCCATTGAAATCATTGAGTTTTTTATTTAAATTATCCGTTGCTATTATTTTTAAAAAACCGTATATTTAATTATAAGCAATGGAGATAGAGATGAAGATCGCATTTGAATCAGAACAGCAGGTGACAGATATGATCAGCCATTTTGATGGAATCAACATCGAGTGGTTCTCTGGGACTCTTTTCCTTGATTTTGATGCTGAGACATCACAGTCAGAAAAGACTGCTCGTTTGGTATGGCATTTTCTGATTGACAAATTTGGTCTCGAGCATGTTCGTATCAGCAAATACGCTGATAATTATGCAATCGATTTCGTCTGAGGAGATTTGATATGACAAATTTAGAACTCGCCAAGCGTATTCGTCACGGTCTCTTCACCGATCGTGAGACCGTCGACGAGGCATGGAAAAACATGTTCGACAGCATCAATCAGCTCCCCGAAGCAGAGAGGTTAGGTATTACGGTACCGGTGATGATCCTCATGAACACCATCTCGAAACAGATTGAGGCAAATGAAAAGCAACGCGCGGCTGACAGCTGGAATGGTTCAGTTGATCGTCAGGGTGGTTCGTTTGATCAGAGTGAATATGACAGGGAGACGTGGTGATGGTCACCCACACCAAGAATGATATGTGTGCCACCATTGAGACTTATGCTAGGAGCAAGGGTTTTCCTGAGATCCGCTGCTTTGTGGTGACTCAGGATGATGGATCCAAAGAGTATGCAATCTGCGACGACAAGCAATGGTTGTATGGCAGCCCACAGTCAGAGGCAGTAGCCGTCCATATCGATATGATGAAACTCACAAGATCTATATGACATTCTACTGTTTGTTCCAACCAATCATCAAAGCAGGACAGAGCAAAGAATAAAAAATGTAACAATATCAAAGAGTTAGATATGAGCCCAATGGCTCATATTTTTTTGCTTTTTCCCGTTGATTTTTTTTTGATAAAATCGTATTATTAATTATAAGAAATGAATGGAGAAATACAAATGAACCGTTATTCAAGCTTCGTTAAGTTGTATGACATGGAAGGCAATATTCGCTGGACCAATAACATCAAATCAGCTGCCTTGATCTTGAAGAAGCAGGAATATGTCCGGAAAATTATGGCTCTTCGTAGACTCGAAAAGACTCTTTCTGGGTTCGCTGGTGTGGAAGCGGCACTTGATAACATCCAAGCAGAATATGTAAAATACAATAAGAAGATCATTGCAGCTAATCGTAAGATGGAGCATGAGGGTTGGTCTTCGATTTCAGATGATCAATTCAAACGGGTTTATGGAGAATAAAAATGGATAATGTGTATGTTCTGGAAATGATCGATCATAACGATCGTGTTATTGTTGGTGTGTTTGCGGCAGAGGGGCTTGCCGAGATGGCTCGCGAAGAAATCTACGCAAAACTAACAGACGATCAGTATGACCAAGGTATTTTCTACCGGATTACTGCATATCAACTTGGTAAATTGTATCGTTAAGATTGAGGAGAAACAAATGAAAGATACATTGATTGTTTTTGGAGCTATTGTTGTTCTCGTGTTCGCCTTCTTCAGTCCTTTTGTGACTATATGGTGTCTCAACACATTGTTCCCTGCTCTTGCAATTCCTTATACGCTTGAGACATACTTTGCAGCATTGTTCTTGAATGCTGGCTCTGGTTTTGTAAAATTTAAAACATCAAAGGACTAAGATATGAAGTACCCTGCATCCTGGACTATTGGTCAGTTCATTGAGGAGCTGATCTTGATCTGTGAAGTTCTTGAAATCCCTGGTATGAAGACTAAGCGTGACGAATTACTCGACGAAATTTCTGAAAGATTTTCGGTTGAAGAGCGAGAAAACGCTGGCTTATCTTTTTAAAATACCGTATAATAATTTTATTGAATCAGGAAAGGATATGAAATGGCACACGAAGTAGAAACAATGGCATGGGCTGGTGAGACTCCTTGGCATGGTCTTGGGGTTGAGGTTCTTGGTGATCTTACTCCCGAGCAGATGATGGATAAGGCAGGTCTTAATTGGACAGTTGATAAGTTCCAGACATTTGCGGAGCTTGCAGATGGATCTAAGGTTGCAACGCCAACACAGGCTCTTGTTCGCTCCTCAGATAACAAGATCCTTACAATGGTATCTGATGATTGGAAGCCTGTACAGAATCAAGAGGCCTTCGAGTTCTTCAATGATTTTGTGATGGCTGGTGATATGGAAATGCATACAGCTGGCTCCTTGAAGGGTGGTCAGATGGTATGGGCTCTTGCAAAGGTAAAAGAGTCTTTCGAAATCCTTGGAGGTGATAAGGTTGACTCCTATCTTCTTTTCTCTAATCCTCATCAGTATGGTCGTTGCATTGATATTCGGTTTACTCCGATTCGTGTCGTATGTAATAACACACTTACCCTTTCTCTTTCGGCTAAGTCTGATCTTATGGTTCGCCTTAATCATCGTTCAAAGTTTGACGCTGATATGGTTAAGTCAACCTTGGGATTAGCCAACAAGTCTCTGACAGTCTATAAAGAGATGGCTGAGTTCTTGTCTTCCAAGTTCTATAAGAAAGATAAGGTTGAGAGCTATATGATGGATGTATTCCCATCTCTCACAAAGAAAGATAATACTGTTATGTCTCGTCCTGCTGAGACTGCCTTGTCGGTTCTTGAGACTCAGCCTGGCTTTGAATATGGTTCGGGTACATGGTGGCAGGCATTTAATGCTGTGACTTTTGCAACCGATCATTTGCTTGGTCATTCTCCAGAGACTCGTTTGCAATCTGCCTGGTATGGTACAAACCGCCCTCGTAAATTGGTTGCCTTGGAAAAGGCAGTTGAATACGCTGAAGCCGCGTAAGGAGACAACATGAGAAAGATTGTTGTATTTGATATTGACGGCACGATCGCCAACAACGATCATCGTAGGCACTTTGTTGAACAGAAGCCAAAGGATTGGAAGGCATATAACAATCTGATGGCAGATGACGGTGTTTATCTGGACATCGTCTATATCATGTCAACTTTGTGGAATGATACAAACAACCGTATCATCCTTTGCACTGGTCGTGAAGAAACATATCGCGAGCATACAGAGAACTGGCTAATCAAAGTTGGTCTGTTTCACTACATCAACGATCTCTATATGCGCAAAGAGAAGGACTATCGTTCTGATGCGATTGTTAAGGTCGAGCTGATGAAACAGATCGAAGCAGATTGGGGTCGTCCTCAGCTATGGTTCGACGATCGTCAGCAGGTCGTTGATGCTATCCGTGCAGAAGGTATTCGTGTTCTACAAGTTCAAGAAGGGAATTTCTAATGATTGAGATTGGTCCTAACCTCTTAGAGGCGATAAAGGTAGTTTCTACCTGTTCCTTCCTCGCAATTTTTGCGTTTGGAATGTATAAGATAGTAAAGGAATGTTGATATGAATAATCTTTCAATCTTTATCTATCTCGCAGAACTGATTCCTGCTATTGGTCATCTGGCAGTTGGTATGGCCATAGCATCTGTCGTTGGTTTATTTTTTTCTGTAATGATATGGGACTTCAATAAAAAGAAATGGGAATATGATAGCAAGGAAGAAAATGCAGCTCGTGAAGGAAGGCTTAGTATGGGGAAATTTGGTATCAAATTTTTCCCATTAATGTTTGTCGTATGCTGCGTAGTCGGAACTATCATTCCCTCTCGAAACACAATCATGATGATCGCTGCCTCTGAGTATGGTGAGACTCTGTATAAGTCTGAGTCTGTCCAGGAGATCATCAATCCCGCCACGAAGCTGTTGAAGTCGTATATCAAAGAAGAACTCGATAAGCGCGAGAAGAAATGATGAACAAGCGTATTGAAGAACTTGCTAAACAGGCTACAATCTGGCATGGAATGGTTGACGGTTATATTTTTGATAAAGAAAAGTTCGCCGAGTTGATTGTCAAGGAATGTATTAACACTATTGATCCACAAACTGGAACTAAGTGGATTAAAGATCAAACACAGGAAGAATTCTGGAAGAATCAATCTGTGCATTTGATTAAACAACATTTCGGAGTTGATTGATGTCCAAGATAGTCGATATGATCCAAGCGATCCCAACGAATGAACGTGCTGTCACGAATTGGTCTAATATACAGACCTCTTTTGTTATTGATAATGATGATGTTAGACTGGGAACTTGTGTTGAGGTCATTCGTCGCTATAATATCGAAGTAAAGCTTGGCGCGAGTGCTCTAATCTCTCAACACAACTTTGATCATATTGGTAGAATCGTTACCAATGTCAAGCGTGGTGTGATTGAAGAGCTGTATGGAGAGTTTCGCAAACCTCTAATTGATCTAGAGTTTACTATTGCATCGGGCGACCAACAAGAAGCATTAGAAAAAGTTCGTAAATTGTATCGTGACATGTTTGGAGAGATAAAATGAGTATGACTAAAGGAACACCACTGAGCAGCCAGATCATTTGGCTTGAGGAACGAGTGAAAGAACTCGAAACAATCTGTCTTGAGCAGAAGAATGAATTGATCAGCATCAAGCGTGGTCAATACTTCAAAGAGAATAAGTCGCTCAAGGAACGGGTAGAAGAACTAAAAGATCAGGTGCAATATAAACAGAACACAATCGACGCACTGACTGCTATGTGCAACAGGTTGCAAAATCGAGTCGGCAATTCTAAGCCAGAGTCCGATAAAATTGAAAATATTTTAATGGATAGTTTGGATGCTCGATACAGAAAGAAAGTTGAAAAGATCAGTAATTCTGGTGTAGATATCTACACCGCACAACGCAATGCATCTGTTCGTCTGGTAGAAGAACTCGTTGACGAAGTTATCAAATCAAGCTATGATGATAATCAAATCAAGCTCGCATACGCAATCGAGCTACTCAAGAGGAGCAAAGTCAATGACTGAATACAGACCAGACAAGTGGGTCGTACTAAAGTTGACCAGAGGCGAAGAAACTTCTTATAAAGTCCTCGGTGGCTGGAGAGGTGGTTACCTCGAAGGTGACTCTTGGCGCATGAACAGCGGCATCTTGGGCGTCGAAGAAAAAGATCATTACTTCTGGTTCCATGGACACAGTGGTAGCACCTACCTGTGTCATAAAGATGCATATGGTTTTATTGGAGTTACTGCTGCTCTCCATAAGTGGCTCACAGAGAACCATACGATTCCTCTGACCACTTTTGAATTGATGCCGGAAGAAACAGATTGGTTAAAATTGGTATGAAAAAAATTGTTTACAAAAGAACTAAAGTCGTTTATAATGCTCATTATAAGTGTTATGAGGTGTGGTATAAGAACTGGTTCATTTGGCAACAGGATTGTGAATATCGATGGGATGAAAATGACATACACATTCATTACTCAACGAAAGAACAGGCTGAACAGAAAGCAATTGCTCGTGCCAAGGCAATGTTAGAAACTGTGATTGTATATGAAGGAGCTGCATTAGTATGAACGCTAATGATCATCTCAAATTTTCTACTATGTTCATACCTCCTCCTGTAACTGGCTACTTGCAGTTTGGACCAGATGGTTATGGTAACTTTAGAATTGCATATTATCAAAAGAAGCCAAATGCTGTTGTCAGGTTCTGTATGAAGCATTTGTTAGGAATCTATTGGAGGGATAAGATATGAATTGTGATGAATGTATGTATGGCAATCCTTATGATGACAGCGAGCTTGGTAAACTAAAACAACTGATCGAGTTGTATGAGAGTCGCATATCGATGTTGGAAGTATACAACGAAGATAATCTTAAACGACCATATCGTGAAAGAGGTCCATTTCAATCGATTGCTTACGAGCGAGTGATGCTGGCAGAGTTTGAGTCGGAAGTTGACAGGATCAAGAACCATGTCCGTTGCCAACGGTTTCCAGAGTTTGTAAAGAGACATAAGGAAGATGTTTGTGGAGAATTTGCAAATGACTGATGATGAAAATATCGATATTGTTGATCTGTTGAGTGGTGATGATCGTCACGAGTATTGTTCAGAAGCCGTCAATGAGATTAAACGGCTGCGAAAGCAGAACGAGTTTTTAAAAACGACGATTCGCAGCCTCGATCCTGAAAAATTTCCTGGTCCATTCATCCATGCGTTTCTTGGGGAGAAAGATTGGAATGGTATGCCTGAGAAGTTTCTTATTGTCCCTGCATTAGGTGTTGACTTCTCCTACGTGTACCAGAAGACAGGCCAGACGACAGGGACCGAGTGGTAATGAATAGTTTTGAACGAATTTGGGCAAGAGCAACTGGACATGTTATGGGTGAAACTGACCATGACCGTCCTGACATTCCTATCTTGACGTTACGAGAAGCTCGGATCGCATTGTTCTTGAAAACATTTTGGGTAGGTATCCATGTGATTACCTGCTTGTTTATTATCGCAAACACAGTGAGGCACTGGTAATGGCTAGTCTTTTGAAATATGCAATGCACGAACTCGATCTTATCGGTATGACCGAGGATTCGACTGATGATTGGAATAAAGCAATGCGTGACCATATCCTTCACATGGTCAAAGAGTTTTCTGATGAAGGACACTCTGGCATGTCTGCTTCATATGCTCTCAACATTTTAAAAAATCTCCTTGACTTCAAGCCATTGACTCCTTTGACTGGAGCTGATGATGAGTGGACAATGATTGATTATGTCGGTGATATGATAGCACAAAACAAACGTTGCTTCCATGTGTTTAGAGGCGATGATGGTCGAGCATATGATATCGCAGGTATCATCTTCTATGAATGGTGCACAGATGAAAATGGTAAAAGATACAAATCACATTTTACCAGCAAGGACAGCCGTGTCTATATCACATTTCCCTATACGCCCACAAACGAATATCGTGAGGTGATACGGTGACTGATGACCAATTAAAGGATGCAAAGATTGAGGCATTAGAACTCGAGATTGCAAAGCTTCAATATTTTAAGACAGAGATCTTTAAACAAGCCTCTTATCGTCGAGAAACCGTTGACGATTACATTCGTGGTGCCAAGGGTGCAATCGATCATTACGAATGGCGAGATCCAAGAAAATTTAATGATGTCCAAGATTGATTGGTTTATCCTTATAAACGTTGCCTTAATTTGCATTATGATCTATACTGCAATGATAGTCGAGAAAAGGAACACCAAATGACATACTATCAGTGGAACGATTTGTACCAACTTTCTAACACAGTAGGCACGCAGATCTTTATGAGTGGTTTCTTTGCATGTCTGATGACTGCGTTTCCTGTTGCAATGTTGGCACTGCTTCCACATGATGGTTGGAGGCGAGGCGAGTATGCAGCAAAGGATCGTGCACGAATTAAACAACTCGAGGATGAAAATGAAAAACTTCGTAAAGAATTGATTGATCAATCGGTGATTATTGATGCGATGTTGAAAGAGGCTTTTAAACGATGATGGATTGTCTAATTATTGGTGACAGTATTGCTGTTGGTCTATCTACCTATAGAAAAGAATGCATCACAATTGCAAAGGGTGGTTTTAATACGAAGCAATGGAATGTTGCCTATATGAATAGACCTGCTTTTGATATGCAGGAATACAATACTGCTATTATTAGTCTTGGAACAAACGATCATCAGTATGTTGAAACCGAAGAAAATCTTAATGAGATTCGTGAGACCGTAAAGGCAAAGACTGTGTTCTGGATCATGCCTGCGAACAACCTAAAAGCAAGCAATGTTCCAATCGAGAAGATTCAAAAGATCATTCTAAAGCTTGCTCGCAACAATGGCGATAAGATTGTATACATTAAAGACCTTTCACCAGATAAGATTCATCCATCAAATGAAGGTTATAAATGGTTAGCTTATGACACAAAGGTAGGACAATGAATAAACACATGGATAAATTTCAAATGGAATTGTTGTGGAAGGGTGGAATACTCAATCCAAACAAAATAAACAAGTTCAAGCCTGAGAAAACAAATCTTTATAGTTGTACGATTAAAATTTACAAAAAAGTTCTTGTTGACGAATTTACTGAAACCGGCTATTATAAGAATGATAAACTTGCCCGAGAAGATCTGGAATCCAAGCTTCGTTGGAAGAAGAATGAGAAATACCCATACATGACAAACCCAAGTCTTCAATGGACATTTGATCATTCATCGGTATAAATAAACAATTGCGCGCGTGATCCAACTGGCAGAGGTGACGGACTTAAAATTCGTATGTTGTGGGTTCGAATCCCACCGTGCGCACCAAACACTTTGGGAATACACATGTCAAATAATGAAGAACTATATCCTCCATTTCCTGAATTGAGTGATAAATTAAAAACTCTTCTCTTTCAATACTATGAAGCTGAATTTGATGGTGAGGTTGTCAAGGCAGCTCTTTTGAAGAAACAGATTGACACCATTAAATTTAAAATGAGTCTCGGTGAAACACACGAGGTTCCTTTTTAATTAATATGGGGGTGTCGCCAAGTGGTTAAGGCCAGCCGCTCATAACGGTTTTATCGGGGGTTCGAATCCCTCCATCCCTACCAAGGAATTAATATGTTATTTGTAAGAAATCTAATCTTAATGAATTGGATGGGTCTCATCCCTTTCATTTTAATACTCTTTTATGATCTTTTTTTCGGTTGATTTAATTAAAATTTGTCTATATAATATAGATAATGATGATTGACAGAAAGAGGAGTCGTGCTATGTCTTTATATCCTGGTCCTTATAAATTCGTTGTAGAATTTGAAAAATTTCTGACAAAGGGTGTTCTTAACGGTCTTACAGTAAAAGATCGTGTGCATTTCGTTGATCAAAAAGAAGCAGAGCGCTGGGTGAATGATGTGCAGAAATTTGATAAGGGTGCTCGCTACACATCTTTTAAAGTAAAGGCGGTCGCATGATTTTAAAGAAAAAAGATACAGGATTTCCATTCTGAGGCTGAGGCATTTGAATGGAAGCATTTAATTTATGATATTATCAAAAAGGAATTGACACAGTGAAATTGTATATTATTGATACCATTGAGACGTTCAGCAATCGCTATGCAATCCGTTGTAAAGATGAAAATGAATTGCTCGAAATTTTAAATGGTGATGAGGCTGAATTTTATTCTCAGGATCCTGTGACCGAGACAGTTGTCAAATATGCATTGATTGATGAAGAAGCATTTCTAGAGGACTTTGATCGTTGTAATCCCGATCTTGTTCCTCTAGATAAAGAAATGAAAATGACATTTATTAACGAAACAGATTATGAAGAAGATGGCTCACGCATTAACAAAAAGAAAATGCGTTATGAAATGTCACAAGAAGATGAGCCAGAAACCGTTAGCGAAGAGCCCACAGGCGAGAGTCGCAGCTATCACTGATGCCCATAAGAATTCCATACTAACAGCAAGGATTGCGGTTGAACTAAGAACCAATCCAATCTGCAATAGTGATATTGCCATGCTATAGTATGGACTTCTCTTCTTTGCCTCTGCTCTCTCAGCTTCTAGTTTTCTTGCCTTTGCAGAAATCTCTTTCTTTCCCTCACCAGTTGAAGGTTCTGATTCATAGCGATCAATCTTTGCCTTGATTTCGGATGCTCTCTTTGTATCATTGGCTCTTACCGCATCATCATATGCATACTCGGCAAGAGATTGCTTGATACTCTTTGATTGATAGAATGACCATGTGTCTGTGATCTCAAGTGTTGTTGTAAGAACTTTTCCACTGTTGCCGTTAGATACCATTTGAAAGATTGCTAGCAAAAGAGCAAAGATAGAGATTGTGATTGCTCCGCGACCTTTCATAATCGCCTCACCTTCACTGCGTGATAATATTTGTCCGTCTTTACCTTTAATACTCATTTTGCTCCTCCAATAAGTCCTTTTGCAATTCCCATTGCCTTTGATGCCTGAGAAGCATCAACACCGGTACCTGCCATCATTAAAAGAACAGCAATTAATAGTCCAGCAGTCAATGCAACGTTGACGATTAACACAACAGAAGTAATACCAACAAGATGTTCAATACGATTTAGTTCTTTTATTAAAATACTAATAGTCTCAGTTTCAGTCTTTGCAGCCTCTACATCGTTTAGCCAAAAAGACTTTACTTTTGCATCAGGGCTAAATTTTCTTTTTACTTGTTGGTCAACTAAGTTCAATGCCATTTATTAAAATCCCGGTAGTATTTTTGATAACATATTGTAAGTAGAATAATCACCAGATGCTTTTGCCATAACAGCAAACCCAGCCAGCATTAACCATATAATTGCAGGAAGAACAATTAAAATCATAAAAGCTGCAATAAACAACTGCTCTCTTTCTTCTGCAGCTTCTTCTGCTTGTTTTTGTGCCTCGGCGTTTGATTTAGCAAGAGCAGCCTTGTCTTTAAAATATTTTTCTTTTTCGGCAGCAGATAGGGTTGCCAAAAGACGTGATTCTTCGTCTTGTAGCTTTCTCGCATTCTCTGCTTTGATCTTTGCATTTTTGATTAATTGTCTTTGGTTCTGCTGCTCCATCTTACGGTTAGCAGCTTCCTTCATCCCTTTCTTATCACGGAAAAGGTCTGTAATACCAAAGATAGAATCGGCTAGTACTTCTCCCCAGGCCTTACCTAGTTCGGCGGCCTTCTTTGGGTCTGATGGTAACATTTAAATCCTCGTTTGTTTGAGTGCATATTGTATTCATAAACGAAGATTTCAATTCATAGATTGTTAATATTTATTAACGATTTAAATTATATACTGACCATGAGAATAATGGTACTACAACGAGAAACAAAAAGCATACTACAACCTCATACATTATTTTTTAAACCTTGCCATACGTTCGGCCATTTTAGATGACATAGGAGGAGGATCTGATGGGTCAGGTTGTGTATTTGGATCAGGTGAAACAGAAGCGGGTGTTACACTCACTGAAGGAGTTGGAGGACTCGTTGGCTGAGCTAAACTTGCGTCTGATGAAGGTGCAGGTGTCACTGGCGAGGGAGATGGATTTGATGGTACTGTCACAACAGAAGCGCCAGCGACCTTCTCTTGTGTACGACCGAAAGCAGCAATACCAAGAACAGCACCCATCGCCATGTGAAACAGCCCAGCGCCTCTTAAAGTTAAAGGATCCCACTGAGTAATTGGCTGTTTAGTTAATACCTGTGCTAGTGACCACACGATTGGGAAGATACCCATATCAAGAATACAAATAATCATGTACGTCCAGCCCATTGCAGGACGCCACTTTGAAGTCATAAAATCTTCTACTTTTGGGGGATTGGGTGTTTCTTCAGCCATTCGTTTTTTCCATATCTGTTGTTCAAAAAAATCTTAAATAACACGTGATATCATAACGAATGTATACTATATATATTTATGTAGCTGCCTGATGGAGCTACTTATTATCAACACCTTGCTTTTAGGAGGTCAAAATGACTACATGGAAAATCGATCATAATCACTTGTTTGGTGATTTAGCTAAAATTGAAAAGTACTTTGTCGGCTATGATGGTATGCTTAGACGCATGCAGGATGCCCACGAAACAATGACAAAGGCTATTCCAAATTACCCCCCTTATAATATTGCTAAAGTAGATGACAACAAGTATGTTATTGAAATGGCTGTTGCGGGTTTTGGAAAGCAGCAACTTAACATTGAACTTGCAAATAATACTCTTGTAATTTCTGGTGATACTTCTAGCAATTCTGAAGATGCATCTGGTGCGTATCTTTATAAAGGAATTGCTGATCGCTCTTTCTCTCGTACGTTTAATATTGCTGATACAGTTGAGATTAAAAATGCCGAACTAATTAATGGCATGCTCAAAGTATGGCTCGAAAATATTATTCCCGATTCAAAGAAGCCCAAGAAGATTGAGATCAATGATCCTCAGTCAGATACGACTCCTTCTGCGAAGCAAATGCTTACAGAGGAAAAATAAAATGTTACTAACACTTTTTGGATTGCTAAGCAAGAAGATTTCTTCTTGGCTTACTTATCGTCGCACAATGTATGAACTTGGTAGATTAACTGATCGTGATCTTTATGACCTTGGCATTGCACGCGGGGACATTGAATACATTGCTCGCAAACATTCGATGAGTAAAATCTAATGTGGCCTTATACAGTTGAAGAACTAGTTTTTATAAACACAGGCTGCTAATAACTCAAGGGGGCTCAGGCCCCCTTTTTATTGCTGTTGCTTTTTATTTGTTATTGGAATAATATCTACAAATGAGTAAATTTTATACCAACGTGGCACTAAAGCGTAATGAAATCCTTTTGCGTGGCTATGAGAATGGTCAGCGCATCCAGCAGGCTATTCCATACAAGCCTTATTTGTTTGTTCACAGCAAGACAGGCAACGGTGAATACCGCAATCTTAAAGGTAAACAAGTTGATAGAGTTGATTTTGATTCTCCTGCTGATGCACGTGATTTTGTCAAGAAATACGGAGACACATCCGGTTTTACAATTTATGGTCTTACTAATTTTGTATACACTTTTATTAATGACAATTATCCCGGCAATATTGTTTTTGACCCTGCTCTCATCTCTATTGTAAACATAGATATCGAGGTTGCAGCTGATGAGGGCTTCCCTGATATTGATACAGCTGATAAGGAGATCACAGCCATCACCATGAAGAAGGGTGATACGTATGTTGTACTAGGCTGTGGTGAATATACAAACAACAATCCAGACATGGATATTAAATATTTGCAATGTAAGGACGAGACAGAACTCCTTCTTAAATTTCTCGATGTCTGGAGATCAAAATCATTCTCACCTGATATTGTGACAGGTTGGAACGTTGAGTTCTTCGATATTCCATACATCGTGAATCGTATCAAGCGTGTGCTCGGTCTTGCCATGGCAAAGAAATTATCTCCATGGGAGATTCTTGATGAGCGTGAAGTAAAGATTGGTACACGTGAACCACAGAAGACATACATTCCTGCTGGTGTCTCTATTCTTGATTACATGCAGATGTATAAAAAGTTTTCGTTCAAGGTCCAAGAATCTTATTCATTGAATCACATTGCAAGTGAAGAGCTCGGCGTGAAGAAGACTGATTACTCTGAATATGATTCTTTGTTTGATCTCTATAAAAAGAATTTTCAATTGTTCATGGAGTATAACATCCGTGACGTTGAGTTGGTTGCCCGCCTTGATGATAAATTAAAATTGATTGAACAGGTGTTTGCTCTTGCATATGACGGCAAGGTCAACTATCAAGACACATTTACAACTGTGCGCATGTGGGATATTATTATTCACAACTATCTTTTACAAAAGAAAATTGTTATTCCGCCTCTTGTTGTTGGTGATAAGAAAGAAAAGATTGTTGGTGGATATGTCAAAGATCCTCAGATAGGTATGCACAAGTGGGTTGTCTCATTTGACTTGAACTCTCTGTATCCTCATATTATTATGCAATACAATATCTCACCAGAGACATTTGTTGGTCGCATTCCTTATATCGAGGGGGAAGAAGGTGTATTGAAAGTGTTGGATGGAGCGTTCAATGAACCATCCATCCGCAATCAACTTGAATCACAAAACCTTGCCATATCTGGCACAGGCTGCATGTTTGATAAAGACTACATCGGATTCTTGCCTGAGCTCATGGATAGGTTCTACAAGGAACGTTCTATCTATAAGGATAGAATGATTGCTGCTGAAAAAGCATATGAGGCAGACCCTTCCGAAGAAAATAAAAAAGCAATTGCACAGAACTATAATATGCAGATTGCCAGAAAGTATCAGCTGAACTCAGTCTATGGTGCATTGTCAAATGAATACTTTAGATGGTATGATGACAAGCTTGCTGAGTCGATTACTTGCTCTGGGCAACTGGCAACTAAATGGATTGAACGTGCTCTTAACAAATATCTAAACAAATTATTGAAGACAAAGGATATTGATTATGTTATTGCGTGCGATACGGATTCGGTTTACATTACGCTTGACCGGTTGGTGGATCATATTGCAGACAAGGAACGAGCAACTTCAGAGATTGTCACCATCGTTGATCAATTCTGTCAGAATAAGCTTGAACCGTATATTGATGAATGTTACGACGAGCTTGGCGGATATGTTAACGCCATTGCCCAAAAGATGAAAATGAAACGTGAGGCAATTGCCGATAAGGCCATCTGGACTGCCAAGAAGCGTTACATCATGAATGTGTGGAACAATGAAGGTGTCTCTTATTCTGAACCCAAATTAAAGATCAAAGGTATTGAGGCTGTTCGTTCATCAACACCTCAATCATGTCGAGCCAACATTAAGAAGGCAATCAACTTGATCATGAATGGTTCTGAGGATGATGTCATTGACTTTATTAACCAGTTTCGTATTGAATTTGCGGCTATGTCATTTGAAGATGTGGCATCTCCTCGTGGATGTAAGAACATGAGAGAGTATGCTGATCCCAATACAATCTATCGCAAGGCAACACCAATCCATGTAAGAGGCGCATTGCTCTATAACCACCATCTGAAACAAAAGAAATTGGATAATCGTTATCCAATGATTAATGATGGCGACAAGATTAAATATTGTTATATGAAAATGCCTAACCCTCTTCGTGAAAATGTATTTGCTGTTCCCGGTACACTGCCTCGTCAGCTTGCCTTGGAAAAATATATAGATTATAATCTACAATATGATAAGGTCTTTGTGGAACCTCTCAAGACCATTCTTGATGCCATTGGTTGGCGTGTTGAGAAAAAAGCAACATTAGAAAGTTTTTGGAGTTAAGATGTCTAAGATAAGTATGGACTTTGATTTTGGTTTCTCCGCTGTCACAGAGGAAGAACTCAAGCAATATGAAAAACAACAGATCAATGATTTGTCCAATCAACACCAGGCTGTTGCAAAGAATGCTCAAACATACAAAGAGAAGTTGGATACTATGTATGCAATGATCCTGCCATTGATTGCTAATCTTTCTAAAGATCCACAAAAAGAATATATTCTATGGCCAGGACGTGATAAGAAGCTTGCTGAGTTTAAAAAGAAACTCGATGCTTTGATCAATGATTAATTATCTCGCTCTTCTCGTTGCACTTAGTCTTTCGACCGTTGCTGCCTATTATTCAATCATTGGTCTTACAATGATCTTTGCTGCTGCCTTCTGGCCAGTTGTTGTTATGGGTTCAACCCTAGAGATTGCAAAGGTTGTTACTGCCTCTTGGTTGTATAGAAATTGGAATCAAACCTCTTTCTTCATTAAATCATATCTAACTGTTGCTGTTATTATTCTTATTGGTATCACCTCGATGGGAACATTTGGATTCTTGTCTCGTGCTCATATTGAACAGAACCTCAACATAACAACCGGTGATGCAGATAGACTTGCAATTATTGAATCACAGATCGAAAATAAAAAGACAGTCATATCTGATTATGATAAGCAATTAAAACAGATAGATGATGCACTTTCTAAGATAACCGAAAAGGGTCGTGGTGAGTCATCGCTACAGGCTGCAGACAAACAAAGAAAGACTCGTAATGAGATTGTGGCAAAAAAGAACGCCGAAAATATCGCTCTATCGTCACTCAATGAGGAAAGGATTAGGGTCGGTTCAAAGATCAAGAAGACTGAAGCAGAAGTTGGACCAATACGTTACATCGCGGAGGCAATCTATGGAGACCGCCCAGATTTGGATCGAGCGGTTAGGATGGTTATTATGCTGTTGGTGCTTGTATTCGATCCTCTCGCCGTTGTTCTTCTCATTGCTGCAAATCAAGGACTAACACCCAAAAAAGAAGAGTTGATTGAATTACCGAATACTGTTACTATCAATGAGATAGACGACAATAATGTTTTAAAGATTGATATAGAGGAAGATCATATGTCATTGCTACAACGACTAATTAAGAATTCGACCATTGATGATACAGATGTATTGACCGACAGCAAAGTGTATGGTCACAAGGATATGATTTTAACTAGTGTTCCAATGGTGAACACAGCACTATCAGGTCGCGTTGATGGAGGCCTTACCCCTGGCCTTACAGTTCTTGCTGGCCCATCAAAGCACTTTAAATCTGCCTTTTCTCTCCTTATGGCAGCAGCTTATCTGAAGCAATATCCTGATAGTGTTCTCTTATTCTATGATTCAGAGTTTGGCACACCTCAAGCCTACTTTGATTCATTCGGCATTGCATTGGATCGTGTTATTCATACACCAATCATGGATGTCGAACAGTTGAAATTTGATATCATGAAACAGCTTGAAGAGATCAAGCGTGATGATAAGGTTGTTATTGTTATTGACTCTGTTGGTAACCTTGCATCCAAGAAAGAAGTTGAGGATGCAATGGATGGTAAGTCTGTTGCAGATATGTCTCGTGCTAAACAGCTCAAGAGTTTGTTCCGTATGGTAACACCTCATTTGACAATGAAAGATATTCCTTTGATTGTTGTCAATCATACCTACAAAGAAATTGGATTGTATCCCCGCGATATCGTGGGTGGTGGAACTGGTATCTATTACTCAGCAGACACAATCTGGATCCTTGGACGCCAGCAAGATAAAGATAAGGATGGTATCAATGGATATCATTTTATCATCAATGTAGAGAAGTCTCGTTATGTCAAAGAAAAATCAAAGATACCCATCACCGTTTCATATGAAGGTGGTATCAAGCGTTGGTCTGGGCTCCTTGAGCTCGCCCTTGAAGGCAAGTATGTTGCTAAGCCTTCTAATGGTTGGTATCAGCTTGTTGATCGCGATACTGGTGAACTAGTAGGAACAAAAATGCGCGAAGCAGACATTGAAGACAATAAACAGATTTGGATGGATCTGTTGAAGAATACTGACTTTGCCGATTTTATTAAAAACAAATATACACTAGCAACAGGCTCATTGGTGAGCAACAGTGATGAGGAAGAAGTGGCATGAGCAAGATCACATTTGAACTTGAAGCAGAACAGGTTGATGAAATTGTAAAACAAACATTGATTGACAGCTATAGGTCAATCAAACAAGAAAATCGCCTTATTCGTCGACGAAAAGATTTTTATGACCTTCCAGATCATATTAAAGAGGACTATACAAACAATCTTACCCTGATCGATGCTTTAGAGCATACTTTGAAATATTTTACACTTCATAAAGAGGTTGATAATATTATTGAAGAAGAAGATGATAAAGATTCACGTGATGCAGAAGATTATGATCTTGCACATGGAACACCACCAATTAATGGCTGGGATGAACCAAACACCGATGAACGAATCCAAATCTTAGAAGACAAGGTCTATGATTTAGAAAAACAACTCGCTCGTTATGAATACAACAGAAATGTGGATCTATGATCGAACAATCAATTCTATCACACCTTTTATTCAATGAGGCATTTGCCAGAAAGGTGTTGCCGTTTCTAAAGGTAGATTACTTTCAGAACCAGCATGATAAGGTTGTTTATAGTCTGATCAATGAGTATGTAGAAAAATATAACAACACTCCAACAAAGGAGGTGTTGTATATTGAATTGAAAAACAAGGAAGGTCTCTCTGAGACCACCTTTAAAGATTCAAAACGTCTTATTGAAGATTTGACTGTTGACAACACAGATATTAAATGGCTTGTGGATAGTACAGAAAAGTTTTGTCAAGAGAGAGCAGTATATAATGCAATCATGGCGTCAATCAAGATATTGGATGATAAATCTGGATCTAACTCTACGGGTGCTATTCCAGGCCTGCTCTCGGATGCTTTGGGCGTCAGCTTTGACGTTAGCATCGGTCATGATTATTTTGCTAATGCTGATGATCGCTTCGATTTCTATCGTCGCAAAGAAGAACATCTTCCCTTCGACTTGGAATTTTTTAACAAGATTACTAAGGGAGGTCTGGTACGAAAGACTCTTAACATTGCCCTTGCCGGAACTGGTGTCGGGAAATCTCTTTTTATGTGTCATTGTGCTGCAACAAATCTAACACAGGGCAAGAATGTTTTATACATCACTCTTGAAATGTCGGAAGAAAAGATTGCAGAGCGAATTGACGCTAATCTATTGAATGTTACTGTTGATGAATTAGCCATCCTTCCAAAAGATGTCTATGACAAGAAGATAAATCGCATTAAGGAGAAGACAGTTGGAAAGTTGGTCATTAAGGAATATCCTACAGCAAGTGCTGGATCTGGGCACTTCCGTCATCTCATCAATGAACTCCGCATTAAGCGCAACTTCATCCCCGACATTATCTATATTGATTATCTTAATATCTGCAGCAGCAGTCGTATCAAGTCTGGTGCCAACGTTAATTCGTATACTTACGTTAAAGCAATCGCTGAAGAGCTCCGTGGTCTGGGTGTTGAGTTCAACGTTCCTGTTGTTAGTGCTACTCAAACTACTCGAGGAGGTTACGGCAATTCCGATGTTGAGCTTACTGACACCTCAGAGTCTTTCGGATTGCCTGCGACAGCTGACCTCATGTTCGCACTCATTAACACAGCAGAGCTCGAGCCTCTTGGACAGCTTATGGTCAAACAGCTCAAAAACCGTTACAATGACCCAACAATTCATAAAAGATTTGTCATTGGTGTGGATAGGGCCAAAATGAGATTGTATGATGTTGAGGAATCTGCTCAGACCCTACAGGAAGACATTCCTGTCTTTAATAAAACATCCTTTGGATCTGCTGACGAAGATCGCAAATCAAAGCTAAAAAAGCTGATAAATTAGCTATAACCCTTTGAAAACATTGATAAAAATCCCTATTGAAATCATTGAGTTTTTTATAACCCTTTGATTTTATTAGGGATTTTTTTTAACTTTTCGCGCAAAATTTTAAAAGCTGTATATCTGGGTACCCGGATTAAAATTTAAAAATAAAAGTGGTTATATTTCAATAGGTTAATGTTAGGCCATTGAAAACATTGGATAATTATTTTTAAAAAACGTGGTGACATTATTTAATTTGTGTGTTATATTAATTTTATGATGAGTTGAGGAGATAAACATGCGGTTGAGCAAAATTGAATGGGAATCACCTTGGTACGTCATAACCCTTTCAGAGGATGGTCAGATCTCTGATGTTATCTTCACCGGTAACGAAGAGCAGGCCATTGACCTCGCAAATGAATGGGAAAATAAAGTGGACTAAAAGTAAAATACCGGGTTGCTTTATTTTTCAATTCGGTTATAATCATATATGTAAGATTGATATTGACATTGTGAAAGGAACAAAATATGTCAAAGATGTCAGATGTGCGTTTCCTTGTATCGCAAAATAAGGACATGAAGCGTCAAGATTTGATTAAGCTGGTCTCTGATCAGTTCGGTGTCAAGTCCAATACCGCTAACATGTATATCTATAAGACCTTGAAGGCTCTTGAGGCTGGTCCTGTTGTCTCTAAGGCAAAGGCTAAAGCTGTGAAGGCCAAGGCTCGTATCGAAGTCTCTGCTGAAAAGGCAGAAGATGTCGTTGCTGAAGTCAAGGCAAAGAATCTCGAGGTTATGAAAGAGGTATCTCGTAAGTCAAAGATTCGTGAGGAAGAGGCAAAGAAGATTCGTGCCGAGCTTGCCTCATATGAAGCAGAGATTGATGAGTATGTTGCCTCTGGTGATATGCCTCAGCTCTTCCGTAAGGATATTACGGTTGCTGCCTAATAAAATTACTATTGGGAGGCTAAATGCCTCCCAAGGATTCATATATAATAGAAATGAATCCACTGAGGAAAAATATGCTTAATACCTTTATTCAATCAGCAATGGGCACAAGCGGAGTAAATCCGATTAATGCCGTTTGCTCATATGAGTGGGGTGCGGCTTGACAGATTAGAGTGGTAAAACATATCTAGAATGTCAGGCGATCCAACAAAAAATTGGATCGTTTTTTTTTCAGTTGATTTATTTTTCTTGTTGGGTTATATTTAACTTAATGAGATTGTTCTTTGACATTGTTAAACCTTTCGTTGAGATAACTTAGGTTATCTCTTCATAGATACATCGTTGATCTGGGACACGATAGTCGTGAGAACCGACTCACGCGTGCAGTTAGACTAAGATGCCTTCTTATGGAGGCTACGTAGGGGAGGATCCTACACGATGTATCTTAGAAGAGATAATTATTATCTCTACATGAACTCTATAGCCAGTTCTCGAGACTGGTCCCTGGAGGATAGAGACCTTGTGGTCTCGAAGGCGGTTCGAATCCGTTAGGGACTGATCACCCCATAGAGTTCTTGTAGAGATAATGGTTGTTTCTTCACGAACACTACACAGGGTACCGTGTATGGACGCATACTCTAATGAGCGATTGGGCCATCATACCGCTCTAAGACAACCTGACCAATGGCTAAGGAACGGAAGCACCGGACTCCGAAATTTGGTTTCATGTAGTGTTCTTGAAGAAACAATTATTCCGTGGTAGCACAGCGGTAGTTGCATCTGACTGTTAATCAGAATGTCGTAGGTTCGATCCCTACCCACGGAGCCAAATATCGTAGCGAAGCAGAGAAGGGGTCAGAGGTCACTATCCCGCTAGACGGTTCAATGTGAATCTCAGGTCATTTCCCCTCATTGGTAAATGTGCTCTTGACCGAGAGATGTTGGTTCAAATCCAGCCGCTGCGCCCAATTTAAAGTTTAGTGGTAAGACAAGCAACAGACGTATACCTATAGAGTTCGAACAGGTCCAAATACGGTGATGCTCACGCCAGTGAGAAGAGGAGGCAATCGAGGTTGGAAACTCGGCTTAGGCCACCTGCCACTAATTCAATCGCTGGATTACTATAGAGACGGTCACCGCGGTCTGTCTCTTGTGCGTACCAGTGCTGGAGGCCCGTCAAACCAGGATAAACAAACGTGGCAGGAATTTAAGTTATGTGGTGTATGGTGTAATGGTAGCACAGGAAGTCCGAGACATCGAAAGATGGAGTAGGCATCAAAAGGCCAAGAGCAGTTCGATTCTGCTACACTGCACAATGAGTTTGATCTGGATACGACTGGGAATTACTCGGTCGTCGTGATGCCAGACAACATTCGAGCCAATCCGTGAGGTTCAGCAAGTTTTTAGGTGGGCTGCAGAGACGGTGGTTCTGCGACAGACTGTAAATCTGTTCCCTAAGGGTAACACTGGGGGTTCGAATCCCTCCCCACCTACCAGTTGTTCGTGCTAAGCCTTTTGGTGATGCACATTAAGTCCTGTCGAGATGGTGATGCGACCACAGCTGCTACCATTGAGACAGGCATTAAATTTGGGGAATGCTCAGGGCAAGCGTGAATCCTTTGCAAGGAATCTGTGATCGGTTCGAGTCCGATATTCTCCACCAAGGGCGATTAACTCAGTTGGTAGAGTTCTGCTTTTACACAGCAGCTGTCGGGAGTTCGAGTCTCTCATCGCCCACCATCCTTCTGTAGCTCAAAGGTAGTAGCACTCGGCTGATAACCGAGAGACCATGGATCGATACCATGCGGAAGGACCAATTTGCGAGTGGGACGGTTTGGAATCGTAAGATCCTCATAAGGTCTCAAAAGCTGGTTCGAAACCAGCCATTCGCACCAACCGCTCTTAGATAACGCTGGCTATATCACTACCCTTTCAAGGTAGAGTAACGGGATCGACACCCGTAGAGCGGACCAGTGTATTAATGGTCTGTAAGTCGAAATGGTTAAGACGCTTGCCTGTCACGCAAGAGATAACGGGTTCGATCCCCGTACAGATCGCCATCAATATCGCATAAGTGTTACGGTAGCACATCAGTCTCCAAAACTGAGGGCGAGGGTTCGACTCCTTCATGCGGTGCCATCTTGCTTTATTTAATCAAATGTGGTAGTATATAAAAATGACATATGAACAAGAGATAGATAAAGCCTTAAAGAATTTGTATATGCATTATCTTGTATATGCAAGATTTAGTAAATCAAAGCATTGCTCGTTATCAGAGGCAGAGCTTGCTCAAAGTAGTGTAGATGGATTCCTGGAATATTTAAAAAATTCATTTGAGGATTATCCTCATTGGAAAAATAATATTCCAGGAATCATCTATAATGAGATAAGAATACTGAGAGGGTTTATCGAATGCTACGATAAACCTGTTGTTAGAGTTGCGAAGACTAACAAGACTCGTTGGTCTTTATGACAGGGTGTAGCTCAATGGTAGAGCACTACGTTTGGGGCGTAGACGTTGGGAGTTCAAGTCTCTCCACCTTGACCAATTGGCCGGTATAGCACAGTGGTAGTGCAACCGCCTTGTAAGCGGTAGGTCCGGGGTTCAAATCCTCGTGCCGGCACCATATATGATCTCCTAGCTCAACTGAATAGAGCATTGCGCTACGAACGCAAAGGCTGGGGGTTTGAGTCCCTCGGAGATCGCCAATAATGCGGAGTTCGTATAGTGATAATACCTCAGCCTTCCAAGCTGATGCGAGGGGTTTGATTCCCCTACTCCGCTCCAATACAATAACATAAAAGGTGTACAATGTTTAAGAAGATGGATCTCGATGAAGTGAAGTTTCATATCAGACACACTTCCCCACAAACAAGAGTCTACATTGGTGTCGACTCTGAACGTATTTTGGTGAATAATGTTTGGTATGCGGACTACACTACAGCTGTCGTGGTCCATAAAGACGGCAACAATGGATGTAAGATTTTTGGTGAAGTAATTCGCGAAAGAGATTATGATTCTAAAATGAATCGTCCATCATTTCGTCTAATGAACGAAGTATACAAGGCATCTCAATTGTATCTAGATTTGTTTGAATGCTTTGATGATCGTCATGTTGAAGTCCATCTCGATATTAATCCAGATGAAATGCATGGTTCATCTTGCGTATTGAATCAGGCAATTGGATATATTCGTGGTACATGTAATATCATTCCTATGGTAAAACCAGAAGCATTTGCAGCATCGTATGCAGCAGATCGTTTGAAAGAAGTGTTGAATAGGAAAGTTGCCTAGGTAGCTCAGTTGGTAGAGCATCGGTCTGAAGTACCGAGTGTCGGCGGTTCGATTCCGTCCCTAGGCACCATATAACAAGGAATGAAAATGGTTTATGAATGGATTATTTCATTCCTTGCCCTTTTTATTGTTGACATCTTATATGTTGTCTATATGAAAAAGGTGCAACAAGATAATGCAATTATGGCAAGTGTCTGGGCAACATCAATCTACTTATTGAACAGTGTTGCAATCATTTCATATACATCGGATAATACAATATTGATTCCTGCATCTATCGGTGCATTTATGGGAACCTATGTTGGTATGAAGATTAAATAGTATGGGGATGTGCGCTGGAGAGGCTACAGCAGGGTCTGCAAAACCTTCGAATGTCGGTTCGAATCCGATCATCCCTTCCAATATGCCGCCTTGGTGTTAATGGTAGCACGTGAGTTTGTGGCACTCAAGGAATAGGATCGTAACCTGTAGGCGGTACCATTTATTATGGAGTTGCATTGTGTTTGATTGGCTGTTTAGAAAGAAAAAAATAAAGATTGAGTTCTATTCAGAGATCGAAGAACTAATCTATACAAATGCTCCTGATAAAGGAACAGATGTAATTAACAATTTTATGAATAAATTTAAAATTGTCAAAAACAATAATCCATCAGCACCTGATGTATCAAGGTGTCCTGGTATTGTTACTTATATGAATCACGGCTATGTTATTCGTGCCTGGGCAGATATTGAGGTTACTCCTTCTGCAGATGGTAAAAATTTTAAATATAAAGTTAAGGCAGCAAAAAAATCTTTGATGAAAGATGAAGTAAACAAAGAATTGCTACAGGCTCGCATAGATGATATCTCAGCATTCGGTAAAGAGACGATGTATGATATCATACCGCGTGATGATACATGTGAATATGTTTTAAAATATAACTCTCCTTGGTCTGTAAAGATGCCAAAGGGATATGGTATGTTGATTGTCCCGGTATTCTATGACAATGAACAAAGATTTACTCCTATTCCTGGTATTCTATTGGCTGATGCCTGGGAAAAAATAAATGTGTTTATGTACTGGCATAAATTAGGTGAAACTGTTAATATTAAAGAAGGTACACCATTGTGCAAGCTCATTCCTATAAAACTTGAGCAGTATGATGTTGAACACCGTTTTATCAATAAGCAAGATATAATTAAGGCGAATGTGGCTACTCTATTGATGAGAGCATCATCAAATTATACATGGAAAAAAGTTATTAAGTTGTGTCGGGAAAAGTTCTATAAACAATAGGTGTGATATGCTTCCTGTTCAAGTTCAACCTTCTAACATGAAACAGTATTTGTCTTTGTATCATGGATATGAGACTAAACAACCTGACTATGAAGACTATACCGAATACGAAGTGATTGATGCCAAGACAATCAAATCAAAGATTGTTGATTATCTTGGAAAGGTATTGGCACGTTGTTGGATTGCTCCTCATTTGTTAAAAGAATTGGAAGCTGATCCCCATCAGTGCTTGTATGAAATGGGAATGATACTACCGGAAGATTTAACTATTCATGTTGTCACAAGTAAAAAGAATAGACCACGTCTTGTCGTCTATGAATTAATAAATGGCAAACCAAAAAAGATTTGCTATTTGCAGCTATCTATGATAGCATCTAAATAATTGCGGGTATGATGTAGAGGTAACCTGCTTCGTTGCCAACGAAGATTCACCAGTTCGATTCTGGTTACCCGCTCCAAGTTTTGGGATCAGTTCAGCAATCACCGCCCTAGGGCACTTTTTATTGGAAAAAAGCAAAGTGATCCCGTTGATTTTAGGATTGTTACAGCAAACCAAATGCATTTGACTTGTAATCAAAAAAGCAAAAAGCAATCCTGTTGAATAAAGGTTGAGTACAGCAAAACCAGTTTGGACCTAATAAGTCCTCCAGTATACGTTTTGCGTATACATTTAAGCACTCTCGCGTTAGTCGCGAGGCCATGAGTTCTTCGAATTGTCTCATATAAAACAAGTAGAACCAACCTGTTGATTTTAGAATGCCTTCAGTAAACCTTTCGGGAAAAAAACGCGCCTTATAAGTGTGTCTAGTGGTTCAAATCCACAAATCGTGCATTCTGTTGATTAAAGATTGAGTTCCGCAACTAACAAAAATTTGTATTGAAAAACAAAGAAAAGTTCAATCTGTAGATAAAATGGAGAAGTGAAATGTCTACTTTTGTAAATGCCTTGATTAACCAAGAAGCTCGCACTGAAAATGGTATGAAGGCTCGTGCTTCTACTGCCAATGCTTTGACTGACTTTTTCTTCAAGGCTGGTGCAATGCGTAAGCAAAACATTATCCCAACTTGGACCGCTGCTCGCGTAGAGAACGCTGATCTTGCTTGTCGTCTTGCACTATGGCTCCGTGATGTCCGTGGTGGTGCAGGTGAACGTAAGGCATTCCGTGATATTTTGTATGATCTTGCGAATACTGATGGTGATCGTGCTCATGCACTGATGCGCCGTGTTCCTGAGATCGGTCGTTGGGATGACTTGCTCGTGTTGATTAACACTCCTCTTTGGGATCAAGCAGTATTCATGATCAAGTGCGCTCTCGAAGATAACAATGGTCTCTGTGCTAAGTGGATGCCTCGTAAGGGTAATGAAGCAGTAGTGCTTCGTAATGCTCTTGGTTGGTCTCCAAAGTATTACCGCAAGCGTCTGGTTGAGTTGACTAAGGTCGTTGAAACTCAGATGTGTGCAAAGGATTGGGATAACATTAACTTCAACCATGTTCCTTCTATTGCAGCATCTCGCTACAAGAAGGCTTTCAATCGTCACACTGAGAAGTATAAGGAATGGGCAACAAAGCTCGTTTCTAAGGATCCAGAAGTGGCGAAGGAAGTTAAGGTTAATGCTGGCGCTATCTTCCCTCACGATGTTATTAAGCAGTTGTTTAACGTTGGTTGGGGATTATCTAGCTCAGTAAAGGATCTGTCAAAGGCAGAACTTGATGTGATCACAGCACAATGGGAAGCACTTCCTAACTATGTTGGCGATGCAAACATTCTTCCTCTAGTTGATGTATCTGGTTCAATGGTTGTTGGTGTGTCTGGTAACACTCGTGCATTGGATGTTGCGGTATCTCTTGGTCTGTATCTCGCAGACAAGAACAAAGGTAAGTTCAAGGATACGTTCTTGACTTTCTCTAGCGATCCTCAACTGCTTCACTTGAATGGTAACATTGTCGATAAGGCAAATCAGATGAACACTTCTAAGTGGGAGATGTCAACTGACTTGCATAAGGCAATGGATAAGATCCTCAAGACAGCAATCGATGGTAATGTTCCTCAGGAAGAAATGCCAAACATGCTTCTGATCTTGTCAGACATGCAGTTCAATCAATGTACTCGCTTTGATGACTCTGCAATGGAAATGATCAGTCGCAAGTATGAAGCAGCAGGTTACAATGTTCCTGCAATCGTGTTCTGGAACTTGAACGCTAAGGACAATGTCCCAGTGAAGCATGATGAATCTGGTGTGGCACTTGTATCAGGTTTCTCACCATCTATCTTGAAGGGTGTTTTGTCAGCAGACACTGATGAGTTCACTCCAATGGGTATCATGATGAAGACAATCATGTCTGATCGCTATGATTTTTAATAGAAGGGGGTACCCCCTTCTATAGCATCTAAATAATTTGGTGAGTTGGCTGAGAGGCCTAAAGCACTCGTTTGCTAAATGAGCGAAGGTAGAGATACTTTCCGTGGGTTCGAATCCCACACTCACCGCCAAAGTAGAGGTTATATGATGTCAAAGAATGTGGAATTTTTTAAAGAGCTAGGAAATGTTGATAAGGTATTTCCAAGACCTTTTTTGAGGGTTAATATTCAAGATCTTGTTGATAAAAATGAATACTATGCCATAAAAGATTATTGTTATGACACTAACAATTTTCATCAAAATACTGGTAATTTTACATCCAAAGATAAGCATATTTTTAAACAACCTTTTGGTGGATTCAAATTATATAATGTGTTCAATGATGCTGTCAATTATTTCTATAAAGATATAATGGGGCATGAATCCACCAATTTAAAAATTACACAATCTTGGTTAAATGTCAGTAATGCCGGTGATCATCATCACCATCATGCACATCTTAATAGTGTTGTATCAGGTGTGTTTTATATGAGCTCAGGCATTAATCAAGGCTATTTTTGTCTTCATAAAACAATTCATTATATGCCTTATTCTGTTGAGGTAACAAAGAATACGCCATATAATGAAGAGACTGTTTATTATTATACAAGTGAATTTGATATGTTCTTGTTCTTGAGTGATACCTTTCATTCAGTTACAACAAGCACGGCTAATGAAAAACGTATTTCATTGGCATTCAATTCATTCTATGTCGGTCAAATTGGATCTGATAAGGCAGATGCCTTGTATATTTCCGATGTTTCAGATAGTAAGTAAATGGTGTCACAATCTATAGAAAATGATTCCAATTTTAAAAAGGCATTTTGGAAATGGTTTGATGATTTACCAAGAGCCCAGAAAGAACGCTTTTGGTATTATCAAATTGATATGGCAACAACATATTTTTTTAATGCCATATATAATAAACAGCTTCGTAAAACGAGCTGAAAGCCCCAGTAGTCCAATTGGTAGAGGCGCTTGACTTAGAATCAAGATGTTGGGAGTTCGAGTCTCTCCTGGGGCACCATTCCTAGAAACAACAAAAGGAAACTATGAAATGAAAAATATTATCACAGCTGCTATTCTTTGTATGGCAGTGACTTCAGCATCAGCTGCAAGTCTTCCAGAGAAGAAGGCAACTCCTGCAGCACCAGCTCTTGAAGTTCCTTCAAGTTGGTACGTAGGCGTAAATGCTGGCGGCAATGTTCGTTCAAATCAGAATGTTCAGAACACACCTGGTAACGTAGGTGGTGTCGTTGGTTATAATATCAATAAGAACTTTGCAATTGAAGCTACACTTGATCAAGCTTTCAAGAAAGGCAATGATGGTAAAGAAACTCGTGGTATGATTAATGGTGTTGCATCACCATTCTCATATTTTGGTTTCAAGCCATATCTTCTTGCTGGTATTGGTACACAAACAGCTGATGTTAAAAATGGTCTCAATGATACAAAGACCGTCTATAATGTTGGTGGTGGCGTGAAGTATGAACTCTCAAAGTCTTGGGAAATTGATACACGCTATCGTTATGTTAACACACTTAACAATACCAATCGCGATGCAAATATCGTGACAATGGGTGTTAATTATAAATTTTAAAAAATATGGTGTGTGATACAATTTGAGTGCTCGCCTGCCTATTCGTTGGCCCGAGCCAGAAACGTGAAAAATGACTCGGTTCACTATCCTTGTCTGTCACGTTAACATCACACACCATTATTTATTGGACAGGTGGCCGAGTGGTTTAAGGCTCTAGTCTTGAAAACTAGCGTGGGTGCAAGTCTACCGTGAGTTCGAATCTCACCCTGTCCGCCAAATATAAATATCTATATGAAACGTATTGCACTGTTTAGACACCATCCAGAATGTTCAAATCAGTGCTGCGACGGCATGATGACCGCACTTAATTCAAACTATCATATAGATATTTTTTCAGAAGAGCAGGCAAGCCCTGCTCTTTTTTCTGAATATGATATTCTTGCATTTCCTGGTGGTATTGGTGATGTTGATTCATATGACAAATTCTTTAGACGAAAGGTTGCAAACGCTGTTGCCTATCATGTAGAAAGGGGTGGCTACTATCTAGGCATTTGTATGGGAGCTTATTGGGCTGGATCACATTATTTTGACATCTTAAACGATATTGAGCCAGTACAATATATCAAACGACCAAAGGCAGATGTCAGACGTCCTTACGGAACAATAGCGAACGTAGAATGGCTTGGTCGACACGAATCAATGTTTTTTTATGATGGTTGTGCGTTGATTGGCGATGAGAATAAATGTAAGGTGATAGCAAGATATGATAATGGAGACCCGATGGCAATCATCCAGGGTCGAGTTGGTCTTATTGGTTGTCATCCTGAATCAGAAAAATTTTGGTTTGACCAATACAAATATATAAAAGATTTTTGGCACGAACATCGTCATCACAAAATGTTGCTAGAATTTGTTGATGAATTAACAACACAAGGATTAATACACAATGAGATACCCAATTTTATTCTTGATGCTGGTTGGTCTGCTGGCATTTAAGGCAAACGCAGCAGAACAAGTAGCACCACTTCCTCCTGCATCATGTATGGCTTTTCTTCCATATGGAGCACCGACTGCCAAGCAGAATACAACAACAATTTGCCGCTCTGCCTATATGGTTAACCATGATCCTGTTGCAAAGATTCCTGTATGGGTTGCCTATACAATTCAACCTGCAACAGCTATTTCATGTTTACCTCGTGATGATGCCTTTGCTCCTGATATGTCTTTGCCAAAAGGTCAACGTGCAGAGTTGGTTGATTATCAGAAGTCAGGATACGATCAAGGTCATCTTGCACCAAATGCCGATATGTCTGTATCAGCACAGGCCGCAAAAGAAAGTTTCTTGCTATCTAATATGTCTCCTCAACTTCCTGGTGTTAATCGTGGTGTATGGAAACAATTAGAATCATCTGTTCGTGCATGGACATATACAACCAAACATCCTTTGACTGTATATGCCGGTGATATTTGGCCACCTGCAAATGCAAGAGCCATTGGTCCAAATAAGGTTGTTGTTCCTGATGTATTGTGGAAGGTTGTTGTTGATAATACAACAAAACAATCTTTGGCATTCATGTTTCCCAATCGTGAAGGACTTGCAACCGATATTAAACCATTTCAGGTATCTGTAGCAGATATTGAAAAGGCAACAGGTCTTGTTATTCCTGTACCGGATAACAAAATGATTAAAAATCCTGTACCAATTGCTGACCTAAATGCTGTAACAACGGCCAAAAAAACAGCTTGCAAAAATTAAAATTTTTTCATAAAATATAAATATTAAACGTGCCGTTTCCTGGGTACGTGAAGCAGGCGGGAGAGTATTCCGTTTGTCAACACTAAGGAGAAGGAATGAAACGACTTCTAATCGTTTTGTTTCTAGGGTGTAGTTTTTTTGTTGACGAGGCGAAAGCGTTTGAAGTGGAGTTATCTATTAGAGCGTTAGTAATTAAGAAGGCAATTGAACATAGAATTGATGCGACATTTGCAAATGCTGTTGTAAAGGTTGAATCAAACTATAATCCTAGAATGAGAGGCAAGGCTGGTGAATATGGTTTAGGCCAAATTAAATGTCAGACTGCTAGAAGTGTTGGTTTCAAAGAAAACTGTGATCTATTACTTGATCCAGAAACTAACCTAGAATACTCTTATCGTTACCTTTCAAAGGCGATAAGACTAAGTCGTGGAAACGACTGTTTTGCAGCTTCTTTGTATAATACAGGGTTTGGAGTAAAACCTAAACAAACCGAATATTGTAAGAAAGTATTAGCTGCTATGAGTATGTGATTGTGGTCCTTGGGGGATCGTCTAATTGGTAGGACACCAGATTTTGATTCTGTTTATCGGGGTTCGAGTCCCTGTCCCCCAGCCACAAATTTTATAGAGGTTTGTTATGGATATTATTACAGGCTCGGCTGGATATATTGGTCGACATTTGTCAAACAAATTACCTAGTTTTAATCGTATGGATAAAAAACATACATTGTCAACTGACATCACGTTGCCTCTACAATACCAGCAAGTTGATACACTAATTCATCTTGCTGCGCTAGTTCGTGTCAACGAAAGCATTGATCGCCCCCTCGATTATTATAATACAAACGTCTACGGAACAATTAATATCCTCAAAACGATGGATATCAATAATTTTATTTTTGCAAGTACTGGTTGTGCTGAAACGTCTGATAGTCCTTATGCAAAATCAAAAAAGATGGCAGAAGACGTCATCATAGACACATGTGAAAAACATGGAATAAATTACACAATATTTCGTTTCTATAATGTGGTTGGAGCGACTGTGTGTTTACCAACCAATCCTGATGGCCTTCTCTCTAATTTAATTAAAGCTAAGTATGAAGGGCCATTTAAATTATACGGAACAGACTATCCAACAAGAGATGGCACCTGTATTAGAGATTATATCCATGTTGATGATGTTTGCGATTCAATCATCAAGGCTATTGACAAACCATCAAATAAAATAGAGAATCTTGGATCGGGTGTTGGTCATACAGTATTACAAATTGTTGACATGTTTGAAAGAGTAAACAACGTCAAAATTAATGTAGAATATCACAACCGTCGATCTGGTGATGTTGCTGTTAGCGTATTAGACAACGTATCACCATACTTCACACCAAAGCGTACAATTGAAGATATGCTAAGGGTATAAATAATGTTCTACATCTATCATACGGAGGATTCATGCAAAATGAACAACACATGGGGCTATCATCTTTTACTTGACTGTACTGCAGGCGATAAGAATCTTATCTCTGACAAGCAAAACGTATACAGATTTATTAAAGAGCTAGTTGTAGCTATTGATATGGTTGCTTTTGGAGAACCATGGATTGAACATTTTGCAACACATGATCCCGACAAGGCTGGTATTAGTCTTTGTCAGATGATTGAGACGTCAAACATTACAGGTCACTTTGTTGACAAGAATGGCAATTTCTACATCGAT